AGCCCTAAAGCAGAAGCAATTAATTTAAAATTTTAAGGAGGAATAGAAAATGGGAGAACCATCAATACAAATTGTATTTAAACAAGCAGGAATAACTGCAATGAAAAGAGGAGAAAGAGGTGTTGTAGTACTTATTTTAAAGGATACTATGCCAGCAACATATAGCAATCCAATTAAAATGGAGAATATATATGAAATTCCTGAGGGATTATCAGATTTTAATAAGGAACAAATTAAACTTACTATGATAGGATATCAAAATCCACCTAAGAAAGTGCTTGCTTATGTAATAGCACCAGATTCACATGATTATTCCGAAGCACAAAATCAACTAGAAACAATGAAATGGGATTATGTAGTAGTGCCAGGAATTGGTTTAACAGCAGAGGGGAAGGTAGATACAGAAGCAAATATTACTGCAAGAGCAACAGATTTTGCTACTTGGATTAAGCAATTAAGAAATACTAAGGATATTAAAGTAAAAGCAGTACTTCCACACTGTCCAGCAGATAATGAAGGAATTATTAATTTTTCTACTGACGATATTAAAACAGCAAATAAAACTTATACTGCAGCTGAATATTGTTCAAGAATTGCAGGAATGTTAGCAGGAACGCCGCTGACTATTAGTGCTACTTTTGCACCGCTTCCAGAAGTGGTGGATGTTCCACATTTAAAGAAAGAAGAAAGAGATGCTGCTGTTGATGCAGGTAAATTAATCTTATTTAATGATGGAAAGAAAGTTAAAATTGACAGAGCTGTTAATAGCTTTGTTACTACAATTGAAAATAAAGGTGATGATTTTAAGAAAATTAAAATCGTAGATATTATGGATTTAATGCATGATGATATTAAGACAACTTCGGAAGATAGTTATATTGGTAAATATCCAAATGATTATGATCATAAGTGCTTACTTATTACGGCTATTAATGGATATTTTGAAGGGTTAGAGCTAGATGGATTACTTGATAAAAGCATTGAAGGTCAAAACAAAGCTGAAATTGACTTGGAAGCACAAAAAGTTTACCTAAAAAGTCAAGGAACAGACCTTGGAACAATGAAGGATCAAGAAATAAAAGAAAGTAATACAGGTTCTCAAGTATTCCTTAGAGGACAAGCTACTATTTTAGATGCAATTGAAGATATCAAATTTCAAATATATATATAGGAGGGAATATTTATGCCACAAGCAAAACAAGTTATAAACGGAACATGGGGAGAAGTCTGGATCAATGGAGAATACGTTTCAGAGGTATCAGCTCTTCAAGCAAAGGTTACTTTAACAAAGGTAGATGTTAATTTTACAAGGGATTTATGGAAAAGAAGTAAGGTAACAGGAATAGAAGGAAAAGGAACCTTGAAATTACATCATGTATCATCAAGAATGGCAATTTTAATGAAGGATAATATTAAACAAGGAAAGCAAACAGTATGTACTATTATATCTAAATTAGCAGACCCAGATGCATTAGGAGCTGAAAGAGTAGTGCTTAAGGATGTTACTTTTGATGAATTAACAATAGCAGACTGGGAAGTTAAGAAGAATGTTGAGGAAACACTTCCATTCACCTTCTCAGGCTATGATTTCTTAGACTTAATAGAGCCACAATAAAAGCTTTAAATTAAGGATTAAGAAATTGTAATTAGATACATGTTTATTCTATAGCATTAAGTTAAAAACATGTATCTAATTAGTAAAATAACTCGTTGTGCTAGTTTTTAATAAATATATCTGTGGAATGAATGATTAATGGTGAATAATGAATGATTGAGGAGGATATTCTTCCAGAATATCTTTAATATAAATTTATTTCAGAAAAGCCAGTAGGCTTTTCTTCCTTAATCATTCACCATTCATTATTACTTATTCATTATTTGAATCATATTAAATTTTACTAGCACAATGGGTTAAAATATGAAAAAGTTTATTTAAATTAATATAAGAAAGTGGAGATGAAAATTATGAATTTAGTTGAACAATTATTAAAAATAGATGCTGGTAAAATAGAGGTGCCATCAAAGGAGATAAAACTTAAACTTGCTAAACTAGGGAATGCTGAAATTACCTTTACTTGTAATGCTATTTCTATGGAAAGATATAATGAAATTCAAGAAAGAGTGCTACAAGTAGATAAGAAAGGAAATATTCAAGGATTTGCTACAGCACAAGCAAAAATAGAAACAGTTTTAGCAGGGGTTTCAGAACTTAGGTCTGAAGAGCTTATGAAACATTTTAAAGCTCCAACACCTAAGGAACTTATGAATAAAATATTTTTACCTGGTGAAGTTGATATTTTAGCAGATACTGTAACAGAAGTATCTGGAGTAGAAGCTGCCTCAAATAAAAAAGAAGACATAAAAAACTCATAAGCACTGATGAAACGGTAAATCTTCTATATCACTGTTGGAAGCTGCATGATAAGTGGCCAGCAGAGACTTTAAATAGAGGATTTGGAGAAAAGATTATCATCAGTGCTTTTATTGAACAGGAAATTGAAGATAAAAATAAACAAATAGAAACCCTAAATTCAGGGGGGGATGATTAATGGCATCTGGAATCAATATGACACAAGTTAATATAAATCAAATGAATGTTGCAATAAATATAACAGAAAATTTTATTGTTGCTGTTCAAAAGGCTCAACAATCTATTGATGGATTAGGGCAAAAGGCTGTAGAAACTTCACAAAAAGTAAGTGAATCGTCCAAAGCACTGGGATTTGGTGATAGATTGGCAAATGGATTAAGTAACGCTAAAAAAGCAATAGGAGATGTAGGGAATTCTACAGCTAGTTTTTTAAAAGATTGTATAGATGGTGCTGCAAAATCAGAAAAAATAAATAAAGATTTGGCACAAACAATTAAATCTACTGGAGGTGCTGCTGGATTTACAGCTGAAGAAGTAAGTAAAATGGCATCACAATTGAGTAATACATCTACATTTGGAGCTGGAGTAATTAAAACAGGTCAAAGTATGTTGCTTACATTTACTAATATAGGCAAGGACGTATTTCCTAAGGCATCACAAGCAATGGTCGATATGGCTCAAAAAATGGGTACAGAACCTGTTGAAGCTAGTAAAGTACTTGGTAAAGCACTTCAAGACCCTACCAAGGGACTTGAAGATTTAGCTAAAGTAGGAATTATATTTACTGATGGACAAAAAAAGCAGGTGGAATCAATGCAAAAGGCTGGAGATATAGCCGGAGCTCAGAAATTAATTTTAGGTGAATTAAATAAGGAGTTCGGTGGGCAGGCTGCTACAGCCGCAGATACTTACGATGGCAGATTAAAGCAATTAACTAATACCATAAGTAGCATAAAAACATCAATAGGTACAGCTTTATTACCTTATGTAAATAAGGCTGCAGAAGTTTTTCTAAATATAGCGCAGGCAATAAAAAATGTACCACAACCTATAATGGATATCATTGCAAAAACTTTAGGGCTTACAGCAGTATTTGGAACACTAATTGGCGGATTTGGAATGTTTAAGAATATGATAGGAATGTTCTTTCAACCTCTTTCAGGAGTTATAAGTTTATTTACTAAGTTTCCAATTCCGATTATGCTAGTTGTGGGAGTAATTGCATTACTAGCAGCAGCATTTGCTACTAATTTTGGTGGGATAAGGGACTTTGTCGTATCTGTATTTAATAAAATTTCAGGAGCAGTAAAATCAGCAATTGATGTATTTAAGAAGACAGGAAGTGCAACTCAAGGTATAACAACTTTATTTAGTAATTTGTTTGGGCCTAAAATTGGGTCGGTTGTATCTCAAACTATAAAATTGATTATTGTTATAGTTAAATCATTAGTAGAATTTATTAAAGCTCATATGCCTCAAATAAGAAATGTAATTCAGAATGTATTTAAAGGAATTCAAGCGGTTTGGAATTCTATTTTAAAGCCAGTATTGATGTTTATGATTCAAGTTTTCGGAAAAATAGTAAATTGGGTAATAGTAAATTGGCCACTAATAAAACAAACTATCACAACAGTTATGACAGCTATTAAAACTGTTATTACAACAGTTTTAAATGTAATAATGTCTTTTTGGAATGCTCATGGGCAAACTATAAAAACATATGTAGGTGCAGTTTTTAATAATATAAAAACAATAATTTCAACTGTACTTAGTGTGATTTCAGGAGTTATTAAGACTGTAATGCAAATTATAAATGGAGATTGGTCAGGAGCTTGGAACACTATAAAAAGTACTGTGGGAACGGTATTTAATGGGGCTGTAGATATTGTGAAAAATATTATAACAGCTATAGGTGCAGTCTTTAAAGACATGGCCAAAACTGCAATTACTTGGGGAAAAGATTTTGTTGATGGAATTATAAATGGAATAAAATCTAAAATTGAAGGAATTACTGAAGCAGTCACAGGGATTGCTGACCAAATAAGATCTTTCCTTCATTTTTCAGTTCCAGATCAAGGACCTCTTACAGATTATGAAACTTGGATGCCAGATTTCCTAAAAGGTATGGGAACTGGTATTAAAGTTAATACCCATTTAGTAACTGATCCGGTTAAAGATCTTTCAGTTGGAATTAAAACTAATATAAATAAGAACTTATCTGGTGGAAGTAAGCCAGAAGGTTTAAAAACAATAGGAGCAGGGGCAACGAAGGAAGACTCGGCACAAAATGGGTTTGCAATAACAATAGCAAAACTTGCTGATTCTATAATAATAAGAGAAGAAGGCGATATAGATAAAATTGCAACAGCGCTTGCAAATAAGTTAAATCAAACAGCACTTGGAATGGGATAGGAGGTTATTTTATATGATAGAATTTTGGTTTAATCAAGGGAGAACCTGGCTGCAGCTGCCAGTACCACCTTCTAGTTATTCACTTAAATTAGGTAATAATAATTCAGTAGTTAATGTTGAATCAATTGGAGAATTAAATATATTAGGAGACTCAAAGCTTTCAGAAATATCTTTTGAAGGCTTTTTTCCTGCGCAGGAATATAATTTTTGTGCATACTCTGATATTCCTACGCCTTTTGAGTGTGTAGCTCAAATAGAGAAGTGGAGAAAAAATAAAAAGCCTATAAGAGTGGTTCTTACAAATACTCCTATTAATGATTTATTTTCAATAGAAAACTTTGAATATGGTGAAAGAGATGGTACTAGAGATGTATATTTTACTTTAAATTTGAAACAATACAAGGTTATAAAACTGAATCAAAAGCTTGTAGGTAGATGGGGAGCAAGCTTTAGTTTAACAAATTCAAACGATATATTGGGTGGTAACTCATGATTAAAATATTAGTTAAAAATACTAAGACTCAATATAGGCTCAAGAAATTAGGTGAAGAATATGATTAAAATCTATAGTTTATATAATGGATGGAATTTAACAGATATAACCCCAGTATGTAAAAGTGTTGAATTATCAGCATCTGTAGATCAGCCAGCCAGAAGGTGTACCTTTAGTATGGTTTATTCCTTATCAGATAAAAAGCAGCCTAGAGTTCAAATAGGTCCGGGCACCTTGATTAGTATTGTTGAGGAGGAGCATGGAGAAATCTTTAGAGGCGAAGTAGTGGATAGAACCTTAAGCAGTTCAAATCAGGAGGAAACCTTCACTTGCTATGATTACATGAGGTTTATTATGAATTCATCAACAAGTATGAATATTAAAAATATGCCACCTGAAACTGTTGCAGCTAAAGCTTGTGAAGAGGTAAATATAAAACAAGGAAATATAGTAGTCACAGGTTTTCCAATTAATAGACTATGCTTAGACAAAACTTATTATAACATAATAATGCAGTGTTATAGCGAGGTAAGTAAGTTAAATGGAAAACAATATATTCCTATAATGAAGGCAGATAAATTAAGCATAATTGAAAAAGGGCAGGTTATTTCAAATTACACACTTCAGTCCAGTAATAAGGATATCTATAACAATAACATTATAGATTTGAGTTATAAAGATTCTTTGGAAAATATGGTGAATAGGGTTGTTATATTTGATGTTGATGGAAATTATGTAGATAAAGTTGAAAATGCAGAAGCTATAAAAAACTATGGTGTTTTCCAAACAACTTATGGAGTGGAAGAGGATAAGGATACTTATACAGTGGCAAAAAATAAATTATATGGTTTCAATGAGGAAATATCAATTGAAGCTATTGGAGATTATAGCTGCATAACAGGATATGCAGCTATAACTAAGATATGGTATTTAGGTCTATTACAAAATGCTACAGTATATATTAATGCGGATTCTCATACCTGGGAATGTGGAACAGGAAAGTATACTATGAAGCTGACAGTAAGTTTAACAAATAAAATGGATTTACAGGAGGTGGAGAATTAATGGATCCCTATGTGAAAATTCTAAATTTAATGACAAAGAAAGGCTCTGAAAATAATCCCTTAAGTATTTGTATTGGCAAGGTTATATCACCACCTCCTGAAATTATAATACAAACAAATAATCTACAGCTATATAAGGAGGACCTTTATATAGCTGATTATTTATTACAAGGATATTCTCGAAAGGTATCCATAGCACCTGATTGTACAGGAAATATAATAGCAGCGAAGGACACCATAGAAGTTGGTGATGAGCTTGCAGTTTTACCTACAGCAGATAATCAAACCTGGATAATACTTTGTAAGGTGGTGAAGTGTAATGGCTAATATATTGCCAGAAGCGAATTCAAATTTAGAAAATGCAGTTGCTTCATTTTCAGAAGAAGAAATAGAAGTAAGTATTCCAAGAGAATATGCATGGGATTTTGAAAAGAATGATTTTAAGCTAAAGGATGGAAATTTTCAAATAGTCGAAGGAACAGAGGCTTTAAAGATTTGGATGTGGAAAGCTCTTAAAACTAATAAAGCTATATATCCAATTTACAGTAATTATTATGGGCAAGAGTTTGAAGGTCTAGTTGGAAAAGGAATTAGTAAAAGTCTAGCTGAAAGTGAAGCGGAAAGATTAACTTTAGAATGTTTAAAAGAAAATGAACACATTTTAGGTATTAGTAATTTTAGGGCTGATAAAAGTAAGGATATTTTAAAAATTACATTTACAGCAATAACTGATTGGGGGGAGGTGATAATTGATGTATGAAAATAATACAGAAGAAGTTTTAAAGGGAAAAATGTTAAGTAGTATTGATTCAGGGATATCTAAAAGTGAAGGATATTTTGTATA